GAACAAGAAAATATATTAAATCCCTTTATAAACCTGAATAATCTACTTAGACTAAGTGTACTTCAAGAAACACAAACTGATTTTCTTACATTTGTTCGCTTAATGGCCCCCATGCTTGTTTCCGATTGGAAGATGGGACGACATATAGAGCTAATATCTAATAAATTAAGAGAATTAGAAGCTGGTAAGGTTAGAAGGCTGATGGTATTCCTACCACCACGGAGTTCCAAGTCTGTTATCTGTTCCAAATTGTTTCCAGCATGGTATATAGGGAGAAATCCAGAACATGAAATTCTTACTGTTTCTCACAGTGATCAGCTTTCTAGCGACTTTGGCCGTTCTGTTCGTGACCTTGTTAACTCTGAACAGTTTCAGGAGATATTTAAGGGTGTCACACTCCGAACAGACGTTAGAGCAGCAGGAAAGTGGAAGACAACACAGAATGGCACGTACTATGCAGCCGGAGTCCGTAGTCAAATTGCAGGACGAGGGGCTAATATAGCCATACTGGACGATGTAATGTCCGAAGAGGACTCATATTCGGAAGCAGGACGTAGATATGTAAAGGAATGGTATCCTGCCGGACTACGTACTCGTATTATGCCCAATGGTTCCATACTCATAATCAATACTCGTTACCATTATGATGATTTATGTGGTTGGCTCTTGAAACAACAGGAAGATATGAGTGAATATGAAACAATTCCGTGGGAGGTTATACGTATTCCTGCATGGCTGGATGAAACTGCATCAGAACTTTTAGACCTACCCATAGGATCTTCCTATTTTCCTGAATGGAAACCAAAGGAAATATTACAGATAGATGAGAATGAGATTAAAGCCTCGAATGGCTCCAGATACTGGAATGCATTGTATATGCAAGACCCAACTCCAGAAGAAGGTGGATTAATAAAAAAGAAATGGATACAATGGTGGGAATATGCAGATCCTCCAACCTGTGATTTTATATTACAAACATATGATACGGCCTTTTCGACCAGTACAACTGCTGATTTTAGTGTTATACAGACATGGGGTATATTTTTCTTACCACAAGTAGATGAACATGGAATTGAACGTGTTGTTTCCAATTTAATTCTTCTGGGAAATATACGAGGAAGGTTTGAATATCCTGAATTACGGAGAATGACCCAGATATTGTTTCGTCAGTTTAAACCTGATGTATGTATTGTGGAGAAAAAGGCCAGTGGTCAATCGCTCATACAGGATATGAGAAGAGGTGGTCTACCAGTAAGAGAATATTTACCTGATAGAGATAAAGTCAGCAGAGTATATGCTGCTTCTCCAATGATCGAATCAGGAAGAGTATGGATACCAAAAAATAAAAAATGGACAGATGAACTTGTAGAAGAATTACTACAATTTCCAAATGCAGCCCATGATGATCAGGTAGATGCTTTAACGATGGCTATACATTACATGAGAGAATCATGGCATATTACACATCCTGAAGATCCAGAATGGGAAGATGAGCAACGTAAAACAAAAAGGGTTGCATATTGGAGATCTTAGGTGTATAATAGAGTTAACGGGGGATTCTTATGGCTGATGATAAAAAAACAAACTTACCTGCTGTAATTAAGAACTTACCTTCCACTGAAGTAAGTAGAAGGGATTTTCTACGAGGTCTTACAGGTACAGTTATACAAGGAGCACTACCTATAGGTGGATTAACTGATCTTATTACGGGAAAAGGTGAAATTGTTAAGACAGTGGCTACTCCTATAAATCAAGCTATAAGAAAATTATTAGCACTTGGAGGAGCAAAAGCTACAATATATAAAGACTTTTTTTTAGATAGTGTTTCTGATGATGGAATTATAAATGAGATAACTAACCAACCTCATAAGAGGAACAATGAAGATATAGTAAGTCAGGGTATGGGTGATTATACTGAGGAGATAAATGATTCTTTACTAAAAGTAGATGAAGATATTACAGAAGTTGTTAAAGATTTAGAACAAGAATTAATTAATAAAGGCTATGACTATGGTGATATATCTTTTATAATAGACGAACTAAAGAGACAAACTAATAGTTCACGTCTGATTAAGTGGGATGCAATGTTTGATGATTTTTATCTTAATCCAAAGAGATTAGATGTTTTTGAAAAAGTAAAAGAACTTCAAAGAGAGGTAGATGAAGCTGAAGAATTTGGTTGGTATAATCCTGAAGGTTCAGGAGAAGGTACTATATATGATAAGTTAGAGATATTAAATCAAGATCAGCCTCCTTATACTGATGATATGCTTGTTGATGAGATAGCAGTAATGAGAACCGATGCATTAGAAAAAGGAATTAAAGAAGCTATTAAAAAAGGACAAGAAACTGCTGAGTCTTATCGTGATCCTGAACTTGAAAAAAGATTAAGAAAAACACTAAAAGACTTTAAGGATAAGAAAAGATTGTCTGCACCAGAACTTGATCCAGATATAATTGAAGGTAGTCTAGAAGAGATAACTAAAAGTGATACTTTTAAAACATTACGTAGAGCTTTAGAAAAATTAACAGTACCCAGACAACTAAAGAAAGCAGAAGCACCCAAGCAAATAGAAGGACCAAAACAAGTAGAAGAACCAAGTAAATCTCCAGTACAAATAGCAAATATTGCCAGTGCATTGAGGAGATTAAAAAGAGCTACACCTTTAGGTGCAGCTTTATATACGATGAAGCCAACAGAACTTGCAAGAGATGACGATTATGGTTTTGAAGTACCAGTAGATAGATAAAGACGGGAAAATAAATATGGCAACAGAACGAAATCCATTTGAACAGATACCAGAACAACCTACAAATGTTGTACCAATGACTCCTGTACCAGTTGAAGAGGAACAGGAAGCTACATTTGAACTGGAACCTGATGGTGGTGTAACAGTTGATTTTACCAATACAGTAGTAATGGAAGCAGAAGCTCCTGTAAAAGAATGGTATGCTAATCTAGCTGAAACACTGGATGAAGGAACATTAGGTGAAATTTCTTCAACTGTGTATGATAATTATATGGCAGATAAAAGCTCCCGACAGGAATGGGAGTCCATGTTTGAACGTGGATTTGATTTACTTGGTCTAAAGATACAGGAATCATCCGAACCATTTGAAGGTGCATGTAATGCAGTACATCCCCTACTGGTAGAATCAGCCGTTAAATTCCAGAGTAAAGCATCACAAGAACTCTTTCCATCAGCAGGACCAGTAAAGACACAGATACTTGGGAAGTCTAATGCAGATCGGGAAAGACAAGCTAATCGTGTCAAGAACTTTATGAACTATCAGCTTACGGAACAGATGCCAGAGTACTTTGACGAATTTGAAAGAATGCTTTTTCATCTTCCTTTAATTGGTTCTGCATTTAAGAAATTATATTATGATGCAAATCTAAAACGACCCGTAGCAGAATTTGTACCAATTGATCAGTTCTACGTATCTTACTATGCCAGTAACTTACGAAAAGCTGATAGATATACACATGTAATTTATCGTAGTCCAATTGATTTAGCAAAAGATATTCGTTCTGGTATATATTCCAATACGGAATTACCAAGAGCAACAACTCCAGAACCTACTGCATTTGCATCCAAGATGGATACAATATTAGGGCTAACTCCAACAGAAGATACTGATCCACAATATGTATTATTGGAGCAGCACTGTTATTTAGAAATAGATGAACCTAATGCAGAAGAGGGAATTGCACTTCCCTATATTGTAACATTAGAAGAACAATCTAAAAATATTTTATGTATTCGTAGAAATTATAAATCTGATGATCCGAATCAGGAAAAGATAACTCACTTTGTCCACTATAGATTCGTACCGGGATTTGGTTTCTACGGTTTTGGCCTAATGCATTTCTTGGGAAACTTAACTATGAGTGCAACAGCAGCAATGAGAAGTCTCATTGATGCAGGTCAATTTGCAAACCTGCCGGGAGGATTTAAGGCAAAAGGTGTTAGGATGGTTGGAGACAATGATCCTATCAGTCCCGGTGAGTTTAAAGAAGTTGAATCTACAGGCATGGACTTGGCAAAGGCTATTGTTCCTCTTCCTTACAAAGAGCCTTCCTCGACCTTGTTCCAGATGTTGGGTTTCGTAACCCAAGCAGGTCAGAAGTTTGCCGACAGTACAGAACAGATTGTATCGGAAGCATCTTCCTATGGTCCTGTAGGAACAACGATGGCACTACTGGAAGCATCCAGTAAATTCTTCTCTGCAATTCATAAACGATTGCATAAAGCTCAAAGAGATGAATTTAGGATCTTGGCTAGAATCGACTACGATTATCTACCAAGTGAATATCCGTATGATGTGCCATTTGAAAGTCGAAGTATTTATAAATCCGACTTTGATGGAAGAGTGGATGTGATCCCCGTCAGCGATCCAAATATTCCATCCAATGCTCACCGTCTTATGATTGCACAAATGGCTATGCAAATGGCACAGCAATCCCCTCCCGGCATGTTTAATCTGGAAGCACTAAGTAGAACAATTTTAAGTGCAGCCAACATGCCTAATTTGGAAGAGATCCTTCCACCCAAACAAAAGCCACAGCCACTTGATCCTGTATCAGATATTATGGCTGCAACAAAGGGAATGCCAATAGCTGCTTTTCCCGGTCAGAATCATGATGCTCATATTCAGGTTAAAATGGCATTTATTCAAGATCCTTTAAATGGAGGGAATCCAATTATGCAAAGAATTAAACCTGTACTGGAAGCAAATATTCAGGAACACATGGTTCTGAAATATCAGGAACAGATTAATGGTCTTACAAAAACAGGAATGGAAGAAGTTGGACCACAAAATACACAGATTGCAGAAGCAATAATGGCCCAAGCTGCACAACAAGTATTGAATGCAAATCAGGCTATGGGTGTAGTACAATCTCCTGAACAGCAATTAGTTGTTCTGGAACAGAAAAAGGTTGAACTTCAACAACAGAAATTACAACTTGATGCTGCTAATAATTCAGCAGAAGCTGCCTTGGATGCACAGAAATTAAAGTTAGAACAAATTAGACTTATGAAGGAAGCTGCTGCTGAAGGTCAATCTGCTCTTATGAAAAAAGAAAAAGGTGAACTTGATAGAGCAAGTAAAGAAACATTAAAGTCACTTGAACTATTAACTAAAATGTCAATAGAAGAACAAAAAACAGAAATGCAAGAAAAGAATTTAAAAGGACGAATGCTTGAAAAAGCTGCTGATATTGAAAAAGAAAAAGAAATTAAGTTAGCTGAACTAATGTCACAATCAAACAAACGAGGAGAATAAGATGCCTAAATATGGAGGAGTACATTATCCTAATGATGTCAAGGGAACTACAAATGGATACCCGACTCATGTAAAACCAGATGATCGTGGAGTTACTAGTGGATATCCAGAGCATGTTGCCAACGGTGCTCGTGGTCTATACGGTGATTGGACCAAACGATCCGTTGCAGATGGTGGAGCAGGTGTAGATCCACAAAAGGGTGTTTTAAATGAACGGCCAGATTGGTCATGGAAATACCCAAAACCAGTTAGAACATAAGGAGAATATAATTAAGTACATAAACTTTTTGGAGAAATAATACAAGAAATTTTATGAAAATAAATAATATATTTGTTATAGGTGGTGGTACTGCTGGAGCTATGACTGCTTGTGTTTTAAAAAAAACATTTCCAGACTTTGATAT